CAAGCGGCGAAAGCTAAGCCAGTTCAACCAGTTGTTGCAACAGCAGGTAAGCCAGTAACTCCCGTTGAGGAGACTCCGTTACAAAAGCTTACGAGTGCAATCAAGAAGAAGGTTGAGCGCGCGCCTGTTTATATTGAGGTTCCGGAGCGTCCTGGTGTAACGATCAAGGTCAGCCCTAATATCACCCAGAATCAGATGCGCAACTGGAGAAAGCAAGCTGGAGAAGACTCCAGAAATGGCATGGATGCAACAAAGTTTGCATGTTCCGTTATTGGACATACAACTGTTGGAATCTGTATTGACGGTGAAGAAGTATTCGATGATGATGGCTACGAGTTGACATTTGCTTCCCCGACAATTCTTGCGATGACAGATACAACTAAGCCACTTCCGGACTGCGTAAAGGTGTTTTTCGGAGTTGACCCACACATCGAGGCTGCGGCACTTGCAATCCTTGATGCTGCTGGATATTCAGATACTGTTGACACGGTGGACCCTACGAAGGAGTCCTAGACGATTTAGTCGAGGACTCAAACGTAATTACAGCGGCCCGCCTTGGCGAGCTGTGGGGAACTGATCCAATACGCCTACTTGACTGCACGCCAGATGAATGGCTGATACGCATTGCGTGTGCTAAAGTTATAAGTAACGACCGCGAAGAGCAAGAACGCCGGGCTAAGGCCTCTAAATAGGCGCTCGCTTCTTACACTCACGCGATTCTCATCAAATCGTGGAGTAAGAAATGGCAGACGCCAACGGCAACGTAGACATTAAGTTAGAGCTCAAGGGCTTTGCTAAGGTCATTGCGCAGCTGAAGGCTGTCGATAAAGCCCTCAATGGACTAGGTAGCGGGCAAACAAACAGGCTTCAAGAACTTGCTAATGATAGCGATACGTTTTCTAAAACATTAATTAGAATGAAAAAAAGCTTTGACACCTTTGATAAGGGTGTGAAGCTCATGGGAACAGGACTTACTAAATTCCTCGGTCTTGCAATCAAGGGAACTTTGCTGCAAATGGCGCTGCTCAGCGCTGCAATTCTCTCAATACATGGCTTATTTGTTGTTGGACAGGGAATAATGAAGGCCTACAGGGGCACAATGAACCTCGTTGGTGGTGCTGCTGGTGGACTTGCCGTAACCCTAACCACAGTTGCTGCGGCTATACGTGAGCAGCAGGCTGCAATGTTTGCCTTCTCGAAGGGCTCAGCCAGAGAGTATGGATCGGCAACAAATCAGGTCCGGATAGCCATGCGCTCACTGCAGTCAGACGCTGATCTTGCTGGACTAGGCGTAGAGAACCTAAATAAAGCCTATGGGGCGATGGCAAAGTCGATGAATTCGACTCAAATAGCTGGCAGTAAAAACATAATGAAGGCCCTTTTTGACTTTGGCGCTGCAGGCCAGGATCCCGGTGCTGCTGCTGAAAAAATAGGTGCTGTTGTTGCTGCGCTAAATGACACCAAAAAGAGTTTTGGAGATGTTCAAAAAGAGGCAAAAGCATTAGGTCCACAAATGGAAAAGGCCATGAAGGACCTTGGCATAAGCAGCAAGAAACAATTTCAGGAAGCCCTACTTTCAGGTGATCTAGCCAAAAAGGGTGGAGTATTCGGCCAGTTTGCTGAGGTTAATAACACACTTATAGGAAGAATAAAAACATTTTTTAATATAATACGGAGCGAATTTGCTGACTTTGGTCTTCAATTTTTGGAGCCCGCAAAAGTTGCGATGCAGAAGATATTCCGAATCATAAGACGTGATCTGGGCAGAGTTAGCGTAGAGCTTGGCCGATTTGGCTCTGGCGCATTTATGGATGGCCTAGTAAATTTTGTAGATAAAGTATCTAACTTTTTCGTAAAACTTGTTAGAGAGTATCTACCAAAAGCTACTGGAACGCTTGGAAAAATTGGCGACTGGATGAGCAATTTCAAGCGCGGCTGGAACATCGTACTTGAAAGATTGCGCAAGTTTACTGAGGGCGCAAGGGTGCTAGAAAAAGCATTTAGTCCAATATGGAAAGCCATCAAAGAAGGTGGCGTCGACGCTATGAATAACTTTAATAGGCGTCTTATACAGAATGCTGACAATGTAAGAGAGCTTGGCGAAAGAGTCGGTGGATTAATAACAGCGCTTATGGAATTTGGTTCTCAGTTTAGAGAAATATTCTTTGGGGCTCTTCCATTTGTTAATGATGTACTCAAGGGCATTACTGACATGTTCCATACGCTTAAAAGCTTCCTTGGTTCATTCACTGGAGCATTTGGTGATACTGCTGGACTCATGATGTTCTCAATCATGGCTAGACAAATGAGGGGCACCACTGGCGGCGCTCTTCCAATGGGTAATACACAATTAATGAATGTGACTGCACAAAATGTCAGCGTTAATGGTGCTCCAGTTGGAACGCCTCCACAGAGGCCATCAAATGTTCCCCCAGGAGCACCCCCTGGAACCCAACCAGGTGGAACACCTCCAGTCAGGCCAATTCCAGGCGCTGGTGGACCAGGAACAATGCCGCAAAATGCCGGAATGTCTTCTGGCGCAAGACCAATGACATACGGTCAAGCAGCATCACTAACCTCTGCGCAAAGAGGGGGGATGAGCGTTAGTCAGTATGTTGCTGCCCAGAATGCTGGCTTAGCCAGCGGAGCTGTTGTTGGCGGTGGAATGGTAAGCGGTGGAATGAGGAGCATGAGCTTTACTAGGTGGAGAGAAGCTGTTGCCCCAAATAGCCTCCCACTAATGCAGAGGGCACAGCTTGGAGTACAAGCAGTAAGGGCTGGCGACATACGTGGAGCAATGGACAATGCTGTCAAATCAATAAAGCAAACAGGAATAGGTTTAAAAACACATAATGAAGCTATGAATCTCCCAGCTACTGGAAGATTTGGAACCGCATACACAGGAAGATTTATTGATGAAGATGGCGTAGCTAGATATATGGATAAGAGGGGAAATATAAAAGAGTATCGAGGCTTAAGCAGCATGGGGCAAATTGCAAGAGAGCGCCGTGCTGGAGTACGCGGTGCTCGAATACTTGGTAATAAGGAAGCTGGTATTGAAGGAAGAAACCAAAGTATGGGCATGAAGATGGGCGTTGGACTTGGCCTATCTATGGCTTCGCAATATGCACCAGAGGAGATGCGCGGAGCAATGGCCCTTGGCGGAATGGTTGGTCAGTTTAATCCATTAGCTGGCCTTGCAGTTGCCGGACTTGGTGGAGCATTAAAGGCTAGAAGCGCTGCAACTGGTGGCCTTGCTGGAGCCGCAGGTGGTGCAGCACTTGGAACAATGATTGCTCCTGGTATTGGAACAGCAGTAGGTGCTGCCCTTGGTGGTCTTTCTGGAGCAATATTTGGTGCTGCAAGAAAGTACTCACAACAGATAAAAGAAGCAAAACTTGCGATGACTAGCGCCATAGATGCCATGGGTGCAGCAGTTGTTTCAGCAGCAAATAAGCAAATGCTAGAAAATGCAAGAATTCTTGAAGAAAAAGGACCTCGCGCCTTTGAAGGTAATAGGAACGTTGGCGCTCTCGAGAATATGGCAGAGAGGTATCAGGAAAAGGGTGGCATAGCAAAAGGAATCGCTGACGAGGGCATGAAGCGTGGATCCTCGAAGAGATTCCTCGGAATAGGCGGCGGAGGTGGAAACTTCGGTGCGAAAATGAAAACTGGAGCAATAGCTGCCGGAACAGCAGGCGCTCTTGCTGGTGGGACAATAGGTTTTATATTTGGTCCTGCTGGTGCTGCAGCCGGTGCCGCAATAGGTGCTGCAACTGGAGCATTGCTTGGTGCTGCGACTGGAGCAGTCACTGGAGTTGTTGACTGGGGAATGGGGAAACTATTTGGCGATGACAAAAAGGTAAAGGCTCAGAAAAAAGCACTTGATCAACTTTATGCTCGCCAAGATGAACTTGGCATGGTTATTACAGAAGAGCAACTAAAGCAGATGAAGAAACAACCAGAAGCTGCTCTAGAAAAGCTGCAGAAACAATTTGAAGCTGAGTCTTCTGCGATTAATAAAATGGATGCTGTTTACTCAGACCGTCTTGATGAGCTCGAAAGAATATCCGGAAAGTCAAGACCAGAGATAGAGCTTCTTGCAAAAGAAATGGGAGTAAATCTCTATGACTCAACTATTAAGTTTACGGATGTACTACAAAAACTAGGGCTTGCAACGGTTAGGACAGCCGATCAAATGCGCCAGGCAAACGTCGATATTCTGTCTGGCGCAATGGGTGTTCTAGAAAAAGCAATAAAATCAGAACAGGCTGCTGCAACAATTAACGAGCGAGCAAGTGGATTTGGATCCGCAATGAGGGGCGGGAAAGTAACCAAACAAGAACGCCTTGAGTTCATACAGGGGAACCTGCAGGATGCTCAAGCGCTATTTGGTAGCGGAGTTACAGGATTTTACGAACAGCTTGAGCAACTTGGTACAAGAGAAAATCCTGGACCAGCATTTCAGAAGGGCGGAATATTCTACGGAATAAGCCCAGATCAGTTCTTTGGCAAGCGTGGCGCCAAGGACAGCGTAGACAATGAGCTTCTCTCTATGCGCAGACAAGGCGAAGCTGGATTTGCAACAAATGCAGCAACGCAAATAACCAAAATGTTTACAAATAAAGGTTTTTCTGTAGACCAAACAGCTCTAGAAAACCAAATAATGGGATTAAGCCAGGATCAAAGAAAAGCTCTATTCCAATCATTTGAATCTGGAGATTTTGGTACTGGAGCTGGGATGTCACGGAAGCGCACAGCTTACGACACCCTCATAGAAGATGAAATAAAGAGAGTTGCAGGTGGCGAGGGGTTTGATATTGCTGCAGAAAAAATGCCCATGGACAAACTTGATGCAGTTGCTACCGAGCTTAAAGATGGAAGTAAAGAGTTTGTTGATGCTGTAACAAAGTTTAAGGCAATGACAGATGAGATGTTCAAAAATCCAATGATGGACGGCCCGGCATGGCTGAAAACACCTCCAGTCTGGTGGAACACGCCTCCTGGAAGCGATACCTCTACTCCTCGTGGTGCCGCCATAGGAGACTCAACATCATCAAGACTTGGCATGACCATGGCCCGCCACGCATCGATAAATAGCCAGTTGACTGGCAAGAGAACAATTACCTCTTCCTACAGAACATTTGCCCTTGGCTCTCCAAGCTCAGACCATCTGACCGGAAGAGCAATCGACCTAGTTGGAGCAAACCTCGGTCAATATAAGAAACTGACGGAAGAGTCTGGTGGATTTGCGGAGTTCCACGGTCGCGGAGCGAGTAGACATCTACACGTTGTTCCTGGCGCTGGCCCAATAGGTGACTCACCAGTTCCAGTTATGGCAAGACCAATGTCTGGATCACAGGCCAGCAGCGGACAGGTTGGGTCTGCATCCTATGTATTCAATATCAATGGCGGAAATCAGTCACCAGAAGAAATAGCAAACAGAGTAATAATGAAAATACGAGAAATTGAAAGAACAAACAAGGAGAGAATGTAATGTCCTCCGAAATAGATATTCGACTATTGCCACAGGGCAAAGGAACTTTTCAGTTCCCAACGATTGGTACAACCCCACAGCTCCCAAGCTCACCAAAGCCAACTGTCAGCCCAAATCAAATTTATTATAAAGTAGTTGGGCAAACAAGCGTGTCTCCATCAAGCCTGTATAAGGGCTACGACATTACGCAAATGTTTACGTACGTAAATGGCGAAGAAACACCTGTTCTTCCAACAAAATACTGGAAACCAATACGTATCGAAAACGAATACAGGGTTTATACAACTGGCGATGAATTTGTTCAACAAAAGTTTCTCATTGTCCCAGGTTATGAAGTCAGCTCTTTGCCACAGAAAAAACTGTCGGACTTAAGGTTTGAGCCGAATACTGTCAAGTATTGGGCACGACAAATATATATAGCAACATCAAGGACAAGAGATCTATTTGCCGGTACAACAACGCCAAAGACGACGACGCTGCCAGGTAGAATATCTGCTCGTGGTGTAGTGGAGGTGACTAGAGGATTCACCTCACCAATACTCCCTGTAGATAAAGAAAATTTTTATCAACCAGAAAACAATCCATACTCATACAGAGACATAAGGGTATGGATAAAAATTGACGAAGGGGTTTTGACTCCATCTGCACTATCGTCCGAAGATATGGTCAAGCCAGGAACTCTTACGCCAGTAAAAGAGTACTGGTGGAATCCTAAAACAAACCAAATGATTGGTCTTCCATATGCAAGCTCTGGCTCATTATCTGACTCAAGAATTGTTGCCCAGGGCAGCACTGTAGAGATGATTGCAGCGTCATATGGGTTCAATATTGAAACAGTAGAGAATAATGCAATGTCAATACCGCAGTTCAGGGATCAGATAAGAAGAGCAATTATTGCTGAAGCTATTAACTCTGGATTTACCGAAAGTGAAGCAATAGCTCAAGCAAATAAAATTGTTAGCGGGACAAGTAAATCAAATAATCTCAAAAACTACGGATCTGTCAACTCCGCCAAAGGTGGCAAGAGAGTAAATAACGGAAGTAGTTCCTACAATCCAAGAAGAACAACTGTAATCAGAGGAAACTTCAATGTTGGAGGAGGATATGTATCCCCTTCTTATGACAAAGTCTCTCTTCCGCAGATGGTCCAGCAATATAAAGATCCACGTACTTTTGCGCCAAAGACATTCAGGCACATTTTTAGATTAAAGCCAAACCAAATACAGTATTCGAATATGGGTTCTGACTGGACGGAAGTTGAGAGAGCTGGAAATATTCCGCTAGTTGACTGGAAAGGCTACAAGTTACTATCTGTGTCTTTTCAGTTTCTCGTAGCTCCAGATGGTATCGGAAGCTTTGACGACAGAACAGATACTAGGGCCATAACCGAGCCAATTGATGATGAGTTGAACAACTTACGAAGAATGGCTACATCACCATATCCAGTTGTTTTGCTTGGGTTTGATGACATATTGACCAATCAACTCCGTTTCCCATTTGAGAATGGTAGAGGTGTTGAGTTTGTTATAACTGAATTCAATATTTCTTCAATGTATAGAACTGCCTATGGGGAAATAAATAGAGCACAGTGCGACATAACGCTTCGCGAAGTGCCAATTGAATCAGTAACTCTTCTCAACTTTCCAAAACCAGTTTCTCCGCCGCCAAAGAAGCCAGGTAAGAAAATTGACGGAGAAGGCCAGCGCGGCAATACGTGGCTACAGACATCTCAAAACGTTACTGCGACTATTGAGGCGGCAGTCATTACTGGCAATGAAGAGCCTGAATACCAGCCAAATGAGCCTAAATAATCATGCCACTATCTGACTACGCCGATAGAACTCGTGCTGGATCAATATCTATTGCAGATATTGATTTTTCGCTCATGTCGAATATCGACTCGTCGATAATTTCGGTAAATGTCGAATACTCAATGGATCTTGTTTCAAAGTTGACATTTAGTGTTCTTGATATTGGTCTTGAAATGATTAATAGAAATTACTTCATGATAGGTAGAGATGTATTCTACAAGACCAGCACTTTCGGGTTTATTGATGATGTTTATTTCCCTGGAGAATCACCTCAGCCACGAAATGTAACTCAGGTATTCGAAATTGCAGACATAACAATCAATCAAGGTCCTGGAAATAACCCAGTAGTTCAGGTTATTTGTTACACAAAAGCAATACAACAGATGAAGCGCGACAGAAAGTCCGGATCATGGAAGGGTAATGGAACTGACTTTGTTAATAGGGCTGCAAGAAAATATGGACTGAAGTTCTTTGGTGAAAAAACATCAAAGAGCAAAACTATAAATAAGGCGAGTGGTGACAAGCAGGCTGAGTCTCTATGGGACGTAATACAGAGCCTTGCTAGCGATGCAAAATTTGTTGTATTTGAAGCTGATGGTTGTTTGTTTTTTGGGTCAGAAAAATGGCTTCTTAACAAATGGGGGATAAAGAAAGAAACAACAAGTGTCATAAATAAGAAAACAAAAAAACTTGAGCGTACAGTCAAAAGATTTATACCAATAAGGTACATACAACCAGGTCTGCAGAACCCATGGGCGCTAAATAGCGATAATGATGAGCCTTTCTACAAGGGTTTCGAACTTGTATCTTTCCCAAATTTAAGAATGAGCGACAACAATCCATACGACGGTGATGGATCAATAGTTGTAACCAGAGAAAACGCATCAGGACTCAGGCCCGGCATGACAATAAGATTTTCTGGAGTAAATAATTTTGAAGGCTCGTATTTAATTACCAGCGTCACATTTGATGATATCTCACCAAATCCAGTAAGCATCTCTTTTAGAAAACCTCAAAAAGAAGAAAAAGAGATTAAACAGCTTCCTATAGGTAAAAGGATAAAGCAGACCAATATTTGGGATCAGCCAGATCCAACCTCAACCGGAACAAACTCAAAAACTGCAAGACAGCAATCAAAAGTATCTTTAATAAATTCACAGGTTCAATACACTCCAGGAGAAATATCTGGTGCTGTCTCGTCTGGCCCTAGTGGAAATATATTTCCACTTCCAACTGTTTCAGCATCTGTTAATTATCCAAAGTATAAAAATTACATATTAGAAGAAGGAAATATTAATCTCTTTTCAAGGCCGTTGAATTATTCAGATGCGAGATTCGACTCCCTTTTCCCGGTCGCTATAGACACAACAGAAGTCGGAGTAAATGAAGGAAATGTATTTTCTTTAATACTAGCAACAGTATGGTATGAGGCTAATGGCGAGCCGGTAACTCTAGATTCAGCTGGGGCACTTTCTAAATATGCCGTAGACGGCCTGCATCTTGGCAAAATAAGAAAATACGGCTATGTCGCGCCTCAGACATCACTATTTCCGAACCAAATTGAAATAGGAAATATAGATCTAAATGACAGACCAATTTATACAAATCCAAACGGCAGCATAAGCACTGTAAGAAGCATAATTATTGGCGAAGAAGTTAGTGGAAAGCAGATCCAGGTTGTAATACCAACAATTCTAGGAACTGGAGTATATAGTGGAAACTCAGCATCTTTGGTCTCAGACTCTGTTGCAACGGCACACTATAAGTCAACTGGCGAGCATTTAGGTAAATTCTCGACAATTCAGGATGCTAATAAATTTGCGGAGAGCCTTAGTGTTCAGCAGGCCGCTCAATATAACCCTAAACAGGGTCCAGAAGAATACATAAAGCTACTCAGGCAGCAACAGCTTCAAGTGCTCTCTAAAAGATTTAATGATGTGCTTATAAAGAGCTCCATATACCCAATACCAACATCAGCATCACCATATCTGTACCCATATATGGAACTAGGGCTTATAGAGGCTGGAAACATCAACTTATATTCCCGTCCTAGGAAATTGGTGAATGGCGAAATAAAAACACTGCATTGCTTGGTGATACATGACTATGGAATTTCGACAGCTAGTTACTTTGGGGTTACTGGCGTTCCAGAAATTTCCGTAAATAGCGGTGGTTCATTTTCTTTAATTATCCCCAGAGTTGGAGTTTTTGGCGGCCAGCCAGTTGAGTGGACGGAGGCTGAAGCATTGCAAAACTACCTAAATACAGGTCAGTTTCTTGCTAAATGCTCAACACAAATTGGTGCTGCAACTTATGCAAAGCTTCTGGAAGAGCAAGCATATGTTGTTTTAGACTCTAGATTTCCGGATAGAAACTTTACTGAGGGAGTCTAAACATGGCTCAACCAAACATAGTAAGACGAGACAAAGCCTCGAGTCATCCAAGGCAACAGGGGCGTTTTTACAACGGCATAGTTACTTCTGTAAGGGCCGATGGTCAGATAACGGTAAAAATACCGCTATTAAACGTCAGTTATGGCCCAGTAATGCCACTGAACACTACAAATACAAGCAGATATTCAAAAGATGACATTGTCTTATGTGGATTTACTGATGAAAATAATTCTCAAATAGTTGTTTTTGGTTCATTGTCTACAAAGTATGACGTATTTACGCCAACCGATTATGGAATATCAAGATATGCGTCAACAGCAGCAAGGGATGCGGATATCACGTCTCCATCAGAGGGTCACGTTATATATCTACTTGATAGCGATGAGCTACAAATTTATAATGGCACAGAGTGGATTACGGTAATTGATACTGGCAATTCCGAGAACATAACTGCTTCAACGATTACTGCAACATCTGCAAGTATTGGAACACTTACCGTTACTGGACCATCAACTCTAAATGTTCTTGGTTCTACAAATTTAACTGCTAGCACAACAATAGGACTTGTTTCACCAACGGAGCTTGGCTATCTAAATGGTGTTACTAGCGCAATACAGACACAAATCAATACAAAGGCGCCAATATCAAATCCAACATTTACTGGAACTGCAACTATTCCAACTTTGTCAGTTTCTGGAAATGCAACAGTTACAGGCAACCTTACTGTTAACGGCACAACAACAACAGTTAACTCAACTACAACCACAGTTGATGATCCAATAATTACATTAGGCGGCGACACCGCCCCTATTTCAAACGATAACAAAGATCGCGGCATTGAATTTAGATACCACTCTGGCACGGCAGCTTCCGTTGGATTCTTTGGATACGACGACTCAGCTGGAAGTTTCACATTTCTCACTGGTGCTACTAATTCATCTGAAGTTTTCTCTGGAACTCGTGGAACTCTCGAGACTGGCGCAACAACAGTAAGAGCAGTAGCAGCGCAAGATGGAATTGTCATCAGCGGTAGAGCTGGAGGAACTTCCTCCTATGCAATCACAATGACTCCAGCAACGCTTACAGCAAATCGTACAATCACGTTTCCAAACGTCACGGGCACAGTGGTTACAACTGGAGATACGGGTTCAGTAATAAACTCCATGCTTGCTAATTCCACAATATCGGGTGTAAGTCTTGGCAGCAATCTCGGAACATTAACGCTCAGCACATCTGGTACTGGAATAACTGGATCAACCACCTACAACGGTTCTGGAGCTGTAACATTTACTGTTACTAGTGATGCGACAAGCGCAAATACAGTATCAACACTGGTTGCCAGAGATGCATCGGGGAATTTTTCGGCTGGGACAATTACTGCTGGTGCCCTTTCCTCAAGTGGATTAATAAGCACATCTGGGCATATTAGGGCCGGTAGCACTGGACTTACTTACGCTGGTGCGGTATCTGCAACAAACTGGTTCAGATCTACTGGCGTCAGTGGGTGGTATAACGAAACATATACTGGCGGAATTTACATGGAGGACACAACATGGGTTCGCGTATATAACGGCAAAAATTTCTACTGTCCAGCAGAGCTAAGATCTAATAGATATTCTGGTGATGGAACCGCTAACTATGGTTCGTATGGGTCAATTTCTATTACCGGAACAAAGGGCGGCTATGCCGGAATGGATAATAACGACACGGCATCAACGTTCATGTGGACAAACAATATCTGCGGCCACTATTACAACAACAACTCCTGGAACTGGTACTTTGACCGAGGAACCCTAAGACTTCTTGGTAGCTCTGATTTCTTATTGTCGTATGTTGACAACAATGCAGGTTTGCCATGGTGTAGGGGACCATATCTGCAAGGTTCAAACGGATGGGCATTTTTCAATAACACCACAGGTGCATGGGAAATGGGCCAAAGGTATGCCCCCGGCGGACAAAATTACGGGTGGTATCGCGGTGGATTGATAATAGGAAAAACTCCAGATGATGCTTTTGCAATGAAGGGCACGCTTAGCGTAAATGGAGATATCTCTGCGACTAGCTTGCCGTCTGCTTCAAGTCTTGACGCCACGTGGCAGGACGTTGGTTCAGCCTGGAAGTTATCGTACCAACCTTGGTCAAGTAGAAAAGTTAAGACAGATATTGGACCAATTGGAGAGGGTCTAAATACAGATAAATTGCTTAGTTTGCAAGTTGTGCAATTTAAATATGTAGATGGACACGTATCGGAAACAGACCCCCTGCATGACCAATTGATTTGCGGACTAATAGCAGAAGATGTTGCTCAAATATATCCTGTTGTAATTCGAAGAGATCGCGAAACTAAAGAACCACAGAGCATTAATTATCAATTGCTTATTCCTCCAATAATTGACTTAGTTCAGAAATTATCATCACGTATTGACTCATTAGAGGAAAGAATTTACAGATTGGAAACTGCATAATGGAACCAGAGGAATTCCCAGAAGCTAGACCAGATGCTGGTACGCCGTTCATACCACCACGTCATCCATTTGATGTTATGAGCCCTGCTGATCTTATTGAATATTATGCTAAGTTTGACGAAAATAACTCAATTAATTTAGAGGAGAAATAAAGTGGAAGTGTCATCTGAACTCGTTGTGGAAGGTTTACTTGATGAAATCAAGAGGCTGACGATGGAAATTGTTATGCTTCGATCAGCGATGAAGACCCTTGAGGAGCGACCCTCTATCAATGAAATAAAAGAAAGCAGTTGACATGGACTCAATAAAGTTTCCATTAAAGTTTGACAGTACTGGCGTACAAAAACTTACAGAGGGAACTGATGATTACTATGCACAGCTGCTGTCAATAGCTATACAAACAGAGCCCCAGACACACCCATTTTCTCCACGATTTGGCGTATACGACCCAACATTCCAAGGCGTTGACAGAGGTTTATTCATATTAAATGCTGCTCGGTTTGTTCCTGAAGTTCAAATATTAGAGCTTCAAACTAGCTTCGATACTAATGGCAAAATTAATGCTACATTTTCATTTCGCATAAAGGAAACAGATTAATCATGCCAGCAGACTTTTCAGAATACGTAGACCTGACGCCATTTGATCTATCTGCTGGCGACATATATCGCGATGCCATATCTATGGCCCGTCTTACCCTGCCTGAATTTAACTTACGTGTTGGCACCCCGGAGGATGCAATATTTCAGGCTGCTTCTTATATAAGTGCATTAAACGTTGCCGCAATAAACAGACTCCCAGACAGGCTTATGGCGGGAATACTGCTAATGATGGGTGTCCAGAGACAGGACGGTTTTCCGGCAGAAATCTCTGTAGTTTTTACTGCGGACAGCTATGACGGTGCCACTATTCCACTTGGAACAACAGTCAGTTTTGAGGCAACTTTTGAAGATGAGATACAAGAGTATGTATTTGTCACTACAGAGGTAGGAGAAATACAGCCCGTAACTAGCCCTGGCCCTGGGGATCCATTTCCAACAATAGAAATATCAGCTCAATGCACTAATCCAGGATTAATACCAATAGTTTCGGCTGGTGATGATTTAACAATACTTACATCTGGGACTTCACTTCTTTCAGCAGAAGTCGGATCAAACTTTGTAAATGGCATAGATCCAGATACAGATTCTGAATATTTAGCAAGGTGTGTTTCCTACCTCAATTCCCTAAGTTCAACGCTGGCAAAGTCAACGCAAGTTGATTCACATGTATCGTCAACATATCCAGGTGTTGTTTACAAAACAAAAACATACGACCTTACAAATGGCGACGAAAATCTTGGCGACATCAGTGTTTATAGAAGCGCTTCGCCATCGTACTACGGAGGTAATGGAACTCTTGTACAGATAAATTTCCCAGAAGATCATCAATTTATAGTTGGTGACAAAATATATGTTCAGGGACTAAATTCAACACTGAATTCGCCATCAACAGCCCTTACGTCTCTTTATACAGTTACGCAAACAACAGCAACATCAATTAAGTTTTCGCTTGGATATTCAGCATCTGCTGCAGTTGCCACATCTTCTGCTGCAGTCATAGCAGCGGACGATCAGCCTGGGTATGCAACTGTATTTGTTTATGGAAATAACGAAAATATTTCCTCTGCAGATAAAACTAAAATACTCATTGATCTAACAAATAAATCTGTTGCTGGTCTGTCCTATAAAATAAGGGATCCAGAAATTGTCACACTCGAGATTTCGGCTGAGGTAGTGCTTAGCGAAGATTATGACCAAGAACCACTGCAGGAAACTATAAAGTATGCGATTGTTGATTATCTAAGCCCACTTGGATTTCCATACTCAGAAGACAGGGTCCGACAGACATCAATTATTTCTCTTATTGCCTCAGTCCCTGGCGTTCTGTACGTAAAGTCAGCAACAGTAACTCCAACAGGAGACGGTTGGCTTCCGCAAATTGATTCAGATGCGCAGTTTGCATATAAGGGGAGCCTCCCCTCAATAGCCATTGATGACATCTCTATAACATTTACGACGCAGTGAGGTGTTTGTATGTCTAGAACTATAAACAGGCTCTCTGATAACAATGCTCTTCTCAGCTACTCAACAAGCAGTGGACTTGCTATACCGCTATATGGTGCAACTGAAACTATTTCTAACGTTTTATATTATGGTGACTCATCTGTAATTTCAGTTCCTCCAACTACAAAGATTAAAGCTGGGAATAAGATACAGGTAAATATAAGCTCAGCAAGTGTTTATATAGAGAATGTCCTAACAGCTTCCCCGCATCTAGCCTCAAATGTAACAGGAACATATGAAGTAACTTCTGTATCAAATTCTTCAAGTGTCTCTAATATTTATTTTAAAACAATATCTACATTAAGCGCAATATCTCTTGCTTCTGGCTCTGTAAGTTTTGTTCCAACAACTGGAGAAATTACTCCAATATATGCAGATGGATGGAAGACTCCAGAATATTTGGAAAATAATGTTTTGAGTACTCGAGCGACACTATCTGTGACATCAGAGGGTCAAAGTAATCTTGATGTCTATGCTCTGAAGATATCTCCAAGTACTAGTAGTGATGTAACTATTTATCTTCCAGGAACAGAATTAGTTCTTGCTGATAACAGCAGAAGATTCTCTTTTAATGCCAAAGTTCATCCATCAGTTAAATCAACGATTACAGCGCTGCTTTCAGTTGATGGTGAAACTATAGGTGATGGATATTCCCAAGAGATATTCGGTGGAAGATATGGTGCCGCTAGGTCAAATACAGTAACTATTCCACAATCAAGTTCAGCAACTTACTCTGTATCTGCATCAATAACCTTTTCAGGTCATGAAGGTCAGCCAATATATATGACACTTCCGCACCTAATTGATGATCAGATGTACTACGAAAACACATTTGTGAATCAGGCTCGTTTATATATGCCAGATTTTTACTGGGACATAGATTATGAGCAGGTCAATCCAATTGCTCCATTTCACAGACTTATTGACTGCCTTTTCAATATTGCTGGAGAAACATATGAAATGTATAGAGAGTATTTTCCATATGAAGTTAATGAAATTGCAGCACTATCAAATCAACTAGATAAATTAACAAACTCAACTCTTGTAAATCCAAACTTTATTGAACCAAGGTACATGACGTGGTTGGCCCAGTTTAATGGGGCAAAACTCAAGCGAAACATAATAGGTAGTGATGGCTCTAGGCTGTATGACTCAACTTCTCTTGAAGATGAGTACAGCAGATGGCAGCTACTAACTGGCTATTACGGAAATTCAGCTGGAAGCCGTGATGCAATATCTAGTGCAGCAAAGAAAGTTCTTTACAAACTGAATAACTCTAGTTTTTCTGTAGCAATTTCTCGTAGGTATCTTGGAGACCCATTCAAAATACAGATAATAACTTTGGTTGCAGAAACCCCAGATGTTGATGCAGCCGGAGAGGAGAGCTTCATGGTTCTTGATGCAGTAGAACCAGCAAGGCCTATGGGTTATGCGATTTACCACACAACAGTGGATGAGTTTGAATTTACGTTAGATAACGACACGTTGGGAATCTTGGATGAATTTCCTCTTGGCTAGTAAATACTTATCATATTTTTTTACACATTATATAAATGATAAAATCATAGATATCAAGGAGCGCAAATGTCTGGTTTAGGAATAAAAAAATTTGTTAGCGGCGAAACGCTAACAGCAGATGAGGTAAATGGTTACCTCATGGACCAGGCTGTCTGCGTATTCGATACTACGGCAGCAAGAGACGCAGCATTTGGTGGATCTGGTGAACCAACCCTTTCCGAGGGAAGGGTTTGCTATATCAAGGCGTCAAACCTTATACAGTTTTATGATGGCACCCAGTGGGTTGACTCGTCGCAGTTCGCAGTTTCCCAAAGCTCACAGGTTTCCGAGGGGATCCTAGAACTTAATAGACTTATCGATGGGGCTTCTGGGCAAATAATAGTTTGTAACAGCAGCGGTGTTCCTACATATGTAACACTTTCTGGTGACGCAACTATTAGTGATACTGGCGTAATAACCGTAAGTAGCAACGGAATTGCCCTGGGCACTGACACAACTGGAAACTATGTTGCCACAGTCGCTGGTACAACAAATCAAATTACAGTTTCCGGATCTGGTACAGAAACTGCAGCCGTTACGTTGTCGCTACCTCAAAATATACATACGGCTGCAAATCCAACATTTGCTGGTGCAACACTGGATGCCGTTCAGATTGGAATAACTGCAGCTGGCGAAATTGATACATCAAGTGGAGATTTAATCCTTGATTCAGCCGGTGGCACAGTAACTATTGACGACATCCTTTCAGTGAGCGGAAGTGCGGCAATATCTGGTGCTGCATCGGTTGCTGGTGCATTTACGGCTGTAGGAAATGCATCCGTTGGCGGATCCGTATCTGTTACCGGGAATGTTGTGGGCCACATAACTACAGCAAGCGTCGCAAACAGTGCATCAATAACAGCAGCAAGTGATGGAAGATTTATAGAAACTGACTCGTCCACTGCGGGAACTGTATTTGTAACTGGCACTGGATGGACAATAGGTTCACAAGTTACAATTATGCAGATGAGCACTGGATCTGCTTCTGTATCATTCCCAGGGCAAACACTTCGCGGCACTCCACTTGCTTCATCAACAGTTGCTGTTCTAAGAACTCAATATTCGAGCGTCACATTGATAAATCGCGGCACCAACGACTGGTACGTTATTGGTGACCTGAAGGCTTAATCATGCCAGCATTTCCCATATCTCAGCCAGGAGCTAGCGCAAGACTGCCAACGCCGCCGACATCGGTATCTGCTTCCGCATCTGCTGGGACTGTCAATGGAACTGCTGGAGCAGTATCTGTTTCATTCACTGCATCAACAAACCCTGGTAAACCTTCTGGCAACTATGTTGCAACATCAAATCCTGGCAGCGTGACAGCATCGGCTGCTAGTTCGCCAATAGCATTTTCAGCTGGAACGTTAACTGCTGGAACAGCTTATACATTTTCCATAGTCAAGCAGTCTGGTTCTGGCATCACTTCAGCTGCAGCAACTACTGGCTCAGTAACTCCATTTACAGTTCCAGCAGCACCAACTAGCGTTTCTGCTTCAGCAAACGCAACTTCAGGTGAAGTAGTTGTTTCATGGACCGCTCCATCTGGTGCAGCAAATACAGGTGGTAGCGCAATAACAAATTACTATATTGACTACTCGACAGTTTTGAACTTTTCTAGCGGTGTTACGACAATAAATACTGGTAGCACGAGTACGTCAAGAACTGTTAGCGGTTTAACAAATGGCACTACTTACTACTTTAGGGTTCGTGCACAAAATGCTGCTGGACAAAGTCTTAATTCATTGTCTGCAAATGATGCTCCGTATGCTCCTCCATCTTTTGGAACAGAAACAAAATCATCTACCGCTACAACGCCAGGAACAAGCACAACTTCAGTTTCTGGAGTTAGCACTACGACGGCAACCCTTGGCTATTCACTTGGATCTGGTGCCGCATTTGCCGGTTACGAAAGAATTAGTGGAACTGCAGTAACTCCATCAGGAAGTTCACTCAGTGGGCTTGCTGCAAAAACAGCACATTCATGGAGAGTGCTGGTTACGAATACAGGAGCATCGAATAGCATAACAACAAAAGTAACACCAAATGGAAGTACTGCAACCGTTAGCGTTGGATGGGATACTGGGTCTGGTCTATACAACAACAGCGCAACATCTGGTGGAAATTTGTCCGTTAATATCGGAGCTAGCAATTCTGAACAATCAACTACATGGTCACTTGCGCTAGGAATAGTTACTACAGTATATTACAGAATAACTGTGAGTTATAGGGGTGGGGCGACAGTTACCAAAACTGGTACACTCAGCCCAACAATATCTGTTTTCAATGGAACAGCAGTTGACTTTAATACATATGGGACTTATACATATAATTCAACTAATAACAATATATCATCAATGCACGTAACTAAACCGTCTTATGGCGTAGACATAACATCAATATCTGTTGATCTCGCTGGCGGTGGTGGTGGTGGAACTAGCAATTCGGGTTATGGAGCTGGTGGTGGTGGCGGCGGACGTTACGTAACATCATCGGGGATAACTTCAAATAATAATATTGCTGCAACAAGAGGCGGGCCAGGTGGTGTTAATGGATACGGTGGAACTACGTCTTTCACATACTCTGCGGGAACGGTTTCAGCAGAGGGCGGAACCCCGGCAGCTGGTGCCCAGGGTGGAGCATCTCCGCGTGGTGGCGGTAATTACTATTATGGATATGTCGGAAATCTAAGCTATGGTGGCGGCGGTGGCGGTGCTGGTGGTGCGGCAACTGACATAAATGGCGGATCATCATATTTCGGTGTTGGGCCTGGCGGGCCGGGTTATTTCAATCTAGCACCCTATGGGGGAGCTGGATATGGATCGTGGGGGGCTGGTGGATCATCTACTTCCGTTGGCGCCGGTGGGCAAGGTGGCTTCGATAACAACAACGCATCGGGTGGCAACGCTGGTCTTTTTGTAATAACATACACCGGACCGCACCGCGATGGAGGGAGCTTAGCTGATCCGTGATGAACTCTTTTTATTTTGCAGAACTAGATGAAAATAATATTGTCGTAAATATATTAGGCGGAGAAACTGAAAGCGATTATGAATCAGAGTTAAATTCTCTAATTTATATCCTTGGACATAGTCGGATAGTTCAAACTTTCAAAGACGTACCGGAAAAAAGATATGCAATGATTGGCGGTACATATAATCCTGAAGCAGATTGTTTCATAGATAAAAACCCCGACCATTACCCTTCATGGGTTTTGCAAGATGATGGATCATGGGCTCCGCCAATTCAATATCCATCTTTGATCTCTGAATCTGATTGGCCAGAAGAGTATGGAGAATATGTTATTAACCAAAGATATTACTGGGATGAAGAAACTGTTTCCTGGGTTCTATTTAGACCGCAACCACAATGAAATTCAAAAGAACTACTGGAAAAAATGTTTCGCCAGTTGACCTTCTGAAATCAGATACGGAATTTGTAAATAAGTCAACAGAACGAGAACGTTACTCAATATGCGAAGACTGCGATAGGCTGACAAATATAACCAAGCAGTGCCGTGAATGCGGCTGCTTCATGAAGCTAAAGGTAAAACTTGCTGAAGCAGTTTGCCCATTGGGCAAGTGGTAGTTATTCTTCTTCGATTGGCCTGGCCGGATCTTCTATAATCTGCGGTGCACCAATTCTACCTTGCGAAACAGCCTCTTCATATTTACCCTGACTGCTTATTGTCTCCGCCATCACACCTGAAGGCGATACGGCTGAGAATCCAGCCATTTTGTCGCCTAGCGTCTTTACTTGAGCAGAGAGAATTATATTCTCTGCTGTCAAAGTATTTACCTTCTTGAGCAGCTCGTCAATTATTGTCTGTGGACTGAGTTCCATTACGGTTTAGCCTTCCTGAAATGCCAACTTTCATCGCTGTAGTCTATACCTGATTCAAAGCACCAGAAACCATCAAATTCTCTTTCCCCAGAAGAAAATCCAGCTCTCGCTGCGTGAATCATTATAAATAAATCTGGAATTAGAAAATCACCCTGCTCCCACTCGTGGAGCCATATATTTTCCCCTGACCCTATCTGGATGGTTAACCACTCTTGTATTGATTTAAAAAATTGATTATCGTCAATAGATGGCTTTTCCCCATTAACCGAAAAAAGAATATGCTGATTGCCCCATTGCTCAACACACGGACACAGCCTAAGAACCTCATATCCCATTAGCGGATGTTGCTGTATCGCACTATGGGCATTACTTGCTATCTCCATATGTCCATCCTTGGACCATATTTCTGACTGCAAGAGCGAGACCATTTTCATGAAATGAGATGTCATTTCATCCGGATCAGGCCTTTCTGTTACAAATATTGGGTAATGCATCAATTTTGATACTTTTAAGAATGAATACATATCCCTAGGCATTTTTTCAACAAGCTCAGAAGCATCTATGAAACCAGTCTGCCCAACACTGCTTGAGCACTTAAAGTTTCTCATATTCCAGCCCGCAGCGTGTTGGGTATGTTTTTTGTACATCCCCTCTAAATGCCATGGATTGACGAGTTTTGTGGAGGAGACCAGCGGTTTGAATTCTTTGTCTTCGCCTACTCTGTCATCGTAATGCTGAGTGTATTTCCAGTTGGAAACTCTTCCGTTTTGTTTACTGTATGTTGGCGTCCAGTGAAAATGATTTGAAATCTCGGTCAGTACATCTATTGATGTTTCATCACCAAGATTTGCCTCTCTAAAACAAAGAATTCCGTGAGTCTTTAATATTTCTGCATACTTGCTAGAATTTTTTGAAACTTCTAGAAGTCCAGGGTATTTAACAATGTATTGGTCTGACGATTTAATCCTCTTCATATGGAATTTTTGTCCCAGTAGGGGCACCTTCAACTGATCTGCATTGTGATATAACCGTATTATTGTGAAGACCCAATGCGCGCTCAGTTGAGTCATCGAAATGTGAATAACCAGACTTAGAGAACTTCTCTGCATCTTGGTAAACAAATGGAAGATAAACAGGAGGAAGCCAATCTACGCTCTCCTGCGCTTCTCTTACCTCATCATTCTTTGCAACGCCATGACCAAATTGGGCGAGATACGTATACCTCTCTCCACTTCTTATTGGCGCAACAGCATGAGTGCCTATGTAATTTGCCGGGAAAAATACTATGTCACCAGTATTCGGCTTGAGGGTCACGTCTGCATAGGGGAATCTAAACTCTCCGCCGTCGTATGAGTCGTTGAAGTAGATTATGGCATTTACCACTTGATACATAGCCACTTCTCTTTGTGAGAAGTACCTCTGTCCGTCTATTACTCTGAAGTTTGTATCATTATCGTTATGCATTCCGAGAGATGCTCCCGGAAGGTACTTGAGAACATGACCACGGCCTTTCCACCAAATTGTGTTAAGTATCAATGGATGTATGTCTATATATCTCATTAGACACAGATAAAGGGCGCGCTCACAGTCATTAAAAAATTTAACAATGTCTGGATCTGTATAGTCTTCTACTGGGCCTGGCATTCCAAATCCACCCAGCCTCAATGGAAGTGCTAGTAAGTTCTCGTATGGCTGCTCGTTCCCCTCAAAGTCTCGAGCTTTTTTTACACCATTTTCCTCATAGATCTCCAGACCGCAACTTGGCACATAGGAGTACTCGTCTATGTATGGCAATATTTTTGACTGCGGCACATCAATGACGGACTTGAACTGCATAACGCCAGTTCCGTGATTGACATACTCAATTTTGTTTATTTCCTCACAACCAGTTGGACCCAATTTGGGGATCTCTAGGTGCTTTATGTCTAGCTTCATTTTTGCCTCTGTGTTGGAAGTTAACTAATCCTCTTCGTGACAGTTAATCCTACATCATATGGCAGGTGGTATGAAATGAAATCGCCCCTGCTGGCTATGTATTTCCCATAATCCAAAAACTCGGAAGTTATCTCTGAATCTGCTGTCATATAGAGCATTCCGTAATCCGATGAATCAGAAAGAATGAACGTCCCGCCAACCTTTACAGAATCCATTAGTGATTCAAGGACCCTCATTGATGGTCTGTTTATGCCGAAACCAGTCGCTCTAACCATGTCGTAAGAATACGCCGATCCGCCAGATGTTATGTCAGCAGAGTCGATTGCGGAATATCTGATATTTGGATATTCCGAGAGTTTTTGTTCAGTAAGGTAGAATTTTTCAAAATAATATAAATCAATATTATTTATGAATGTAAATTCTTTTGTTCTTTCAGACATGTAATCCATCATAAAAGACCATGGGAATTGCATGTATGTCAGAACTTTTTGCGGATTTTCAGCAGTACCACCTGGTATCAGCAGGTCGTACCACATTTTTACTTGAGATATGTTCTGCCAAATGACATGAGCCAAATCGTCATTGACGGAAATCATCGCTTCGTGCCAGTGGGCCTCCAGGTCTGTGCCAACAGCAACTGCCCTTCTATCCACGGCAGCCAATTCATGGAATTCTTTTATTTTTTTAGCGTAGTCAGATAGATCTTGAATTTCCGCAGAAAAAGATTCTTCAAGACCAGCTCTAGAGAGCCTTCTGGATATCCGGGCCCTATCGACCCAACCTCTAGCCATTTTGATCAGACCTTATATATTTAGCTATTTTCAACCAGCGATTATTGCGCCTAAGAAGAAGACTAAGCTTTTGGAAGTTCTTATTTATATAAAATTCGTAGCCAGGCTTTATGCCAGATACTACGCTATCGACTTCGATTGACTGCCTTAGGACTGGAAATGATTTTTTGAGTTCAGAAATCATTTCTTCTATTTCATATTCACCGACAAGGCTGCCATCCATACCAGAGATGAACATTATTGCAGACATTTCTACTTCTATTTCATCTATTGCATTTTCCACTGAAAATGTTTTATTTTCAGTTTCCCAAGAGTTTCTTATGGGCATAAATCTCTACCCCCTCGCACTCTCTAGGATTAAGTAATAAATTGGTTCACTTGATTGATTTATTGAATTATTTGACTCAGAGTACATTGGGCATCGAATTATGTAATTGTCAGATGAAAATACTGGACAGTTAACCGAGCTATTCCAGGAAATTGTGTCATCAGTTCTGTCTATTGCTGGTTCCGGGGAGAAAACCTTGCCAGCTGGCGAAATACTAGTTTTTGATCTTGATATTCCAAGATTGCTGTTATATGCAGTTATGAACATCCCGTTTAATTGGGCAGCTTCTTCTAACTTTTTTGCCCCTGATGCAATTTCAAAAATCTCTTTTGAGATCTTCATCAAACAATACTTTCTATGACTTCTACTTGTCTCTTAAGGCAATCAATGGCAGATTTGAGCTGCAAAACATTATCTGGCGTATATGAGCCCGTGCTTGGGACATCAAGATCTATTTCATTATCTATATTTTCTGGGTCAATGCCCAGCATGAGGCAGAGCATGTAACTGGAGTACTCCAAATACTGTAAAGCTTCATTTTTTGCTCTGGAAACCTGATTCTCAGATAATGCCATTTTTATCTACCTTCTCAAAACTGCCCATATTCTCCACAAAATGTGCAACTCACTTTTCCGTCTTGATTTGGAGAGTCGCAACCAAAAACCTGATTGCAATTTGAGCACCAGTGAAAGTGCCCATTTGTAATCCAGCTTCTTGTGGAATTTTCTTTTTCTTCTTTTATTTGTTCTGATTTTTTTAGCAATATCACATGTTTTTTAATGTGATACTCGAGCATTTCAGCAAAAGGCTTAAGTCTCTCTAGCTTATCGCCACCTGTAGCTACGGCTCTAGATGTAAAGAATATTGGGAGTCCGTCATATTCTGCCGCTTTTATAACCGGAGTATTGTCTACGACTTCCTGGACTATGCCAATATCTTCTTTTTTCCAATCTTCAGAAACTGAATCCGGATCTATGCCAAGCATTTCGCATAGTTCAAAAATGCGTCGCGCATTCTCAACTATCTCTCTTCCGGCTATTCGCAGCCTTACCTCTTCGTGTACATAGTTGGATGGCGAGTTATTGGATATTTCGCTCATATTCAATCGACCTATGAAAGCGCTTCTAGCTGATTCTTTGCTGAAAAATACCTTTTTAGATGAAATTCAAGCAATTCAGCAGAGGCCCAGAGGAAATGGCCTTCCTCCAGTCCAGAGTCAGAAGCTTTCCATCCCTCCCCCAAGGTATCTGGGTCGATCAAGGCTTCTATTGCAATTCGGAAAACCTCTGAGCTTGCTTGCTCCATCGCTCTTTGCAGTATCTCCCTCTTTGAATCAGATGGGACTAGTGCACTTATTTTAAACGTAGCCATTGGCCTTCTCCTGTACGTAAGATTTGCGCGAATCTACTGCCAATATTTTACTACGGAAAGGCCTTATTCATAGTAGAACTCGCCAGTGTCAAGCGCTGTTGGTGGCAGATTTCTGTGCCACACATTGACAACCATGACGTTTCTTTTTCCAGACATTGCTGGAGTAGTCCCATGTAAAACGTGTCCGGCATCAAAGATAATTAGCCTATTTGCTTTACAGGCAATTCTTTCCCTCTTTGATACGTCAACCAGTAGTGGTGCGACAATTTCCTGCTCAAGAGCATTTTCACTAAAATCATCTATTACCGATGGATACATTTCGAGAAATCCACCGTTATCGGCATCTGTTTCTGGACCGTAATAGACGCACCCTATCCTTGGTCCAGTGAGAACTTTCGTCTTGGCGTATCTGAAAGTATCCTCGTCAACGTGTGGCCCAAGATACTGGCCAGCATTGAATGTCCTCGTCCAGTACTCAAAACCACATAAATCGTCCAGTGGGAATGGAAGATTATTTTCCCATATCTTCTTTACAACTTCTTGCCTGATGGTCCTCGGCTGAGACTTGTGCCACCCATCCCAAAACATGTATGGGGCAAAACAGTCGGACTGCTCACTGTGGTAAGAATTTATTTCCGAAGCAATTCTTTCATCATCACCCATTGATCTGGGGAAAAATGAGTGATCATTGATTATTTTCAGACAAGTATCTTTGTCTAGGAAGTTATCGATTACTTTCATTTGATTTAGAACATATCATATTGGCTTTATCTGGCCACTAACGCTCCCATGCCCAAAGAATTCAAGGTAGGAAATCCTGACGCCTGACTCAACGGGTCGTACTGCATGACTGCCAAGAAATCCGGAAGGGTAGATAATTAGTGTCCCATTTTTAGGTTTAAATACCTTGCTTATATACTTAAACTCCAACTCGCCACCTTCGCACCTATCCGAAAGAATCAGCGACATCGACAGAACATTAAAAATTGGATTCTCGTTCTTGCCAGCAGTACCTATTGCATTATCGTGATGCATCCCCATGCCTGCAATAGGTGGGTAAGAGGCTATATGCGCATCCGTTCTCCATTGAAGACAGTCGTATACCTCTGGGTATATCCCGCGATATGCGTTAATGCACTTTGAAACACATATCTCTATGTTGTTATATAAGTCAATATCTTCTTTTGGTGATGACTCGTTGAACAGTTTCAGATATCTGCGCGGAGCTTGGTCCACCTGTGATTTTGTAAATCTATACCCGCCCCTATTTACGTAAAAGCCCTCATCGTCTATGTAGTAATCCTGCGGCTCGTCGGCTTCTCTTCTCATCATGTATTCATCAATAAACTTATTGTCTATATTTAGGGCATCGGGAAACTCAACAACCCCATACCCATGGTTGATATGAGGCATGCAGTTTGTCCTATCTGCAACTTCCCTTTGTCTCTTTATTTCTTTAGCTGAGATTTCTGAAACTTTGCATTCAAATATTTCGCCATTAAATATTTGACCAATCTTCCCAGCATCTTGACCGAATAGGTAAAGTGTCCTTTCGCCGTTTGGATCATTTTCGTGCGGATAAGGCCACCCGTATATTGATGCATCAACATAACTAATTCCAGCACTATTGAGCATCTCTGAAAGATGATCTTCGTGCGATGCATCTCCAATGTGATTTGCATCTACGTAAATTCCAGAAAATTTTGCGTCTATTACAGATTTTGCATTCGGCATAACGCCAGCACCCATGCATATTGAAACAATGACATCACATTCTGTTGACATTCTCTCAATGGTGACCAAATCAATAAGATCACCGCTTTTCCCTCGTTCGATACTGGCATTTGACCTTCCCGATGAAGCCCAGTAAACGTCGTGACCATTGCGCTTTGCCGCCGTAGCTAGCGAATATCCCATTTTGCCAGTATGGAGTATTCCGACCTTCATTTCTGATCTCCGTTGTCTTTTAGCTTATAACCGGTTGTCATGTAGATGTTCGAGGAAATTCTTGCTGCTTCAGGATTTGCAATCGGATCAATGACATTTTCAAGAACATCACTATTTGGCGTCCCCTGACAATACCAGCCAAGGTATGAGTATCTTGTTCCGGATGTAACTGGTTGAACCTCGTGAGCTGCGACGTAATTTGAAGGAAAAAATATTACAGAACCCTTTTTGGGCTTTATTGCTATATCGAGGTAATTGAAGTAGTGATGACCGCCAGTAAATCCAGTTCCATCGTTCTCTTCTTCGGTGTCGAAACAGTCATTGATATATGCGACTGTTGAAACTATATTTCTAGTTGCAAGTTGATCTTTTGGATGTGGCTTTCCATATTCATATTCTGTTTGAATATCTGCGTGAAGACCAAGAAATGAACCTTTTGGATAGGCAACTATATGTCCACGTATTCTCCACCAAATACACTTTCCTGCCAGTGGAAATTTCCTAAGATAGTCTTGCAGGCATGAGTCTTTGACATCTTCAAGATAGTCAATTGTTTCCTGGACCCTTTTGTCTGAATTTTGATGTATCAAACTTCCACGCCATGGCATTACGTCAATAGAGTCTTTTTTGAAGAAGTAGTTACTCTTGTTTATGTATCCATCTTCCCCGGTAATTGGGTCAACTCCAGGGGTGTACATTGCATCACGCTCCTGAGCCAGGGTTGCATGACAGAAATTCCTAACCCACTCCCAGTCAAGCGAAAATACTTCTTCGTAAAGAACAACACCGCCGCCAAGATGTTTACCGATCACGTTCATACTCACCAAGATCAATCATGTATTGCATGTAGTCAATGATTCTTTCAATCAATTTTTTTCTATCTTCATTTGACTGAATGTGATTAAAACACCCATAAACGCTATCTATCGCAAATTGGACAAGGAAATCCTCTGGTGGTGGAGCTCCATTGAATTGCTCGTATTCAAAGAATGAAAGATTATGGTAATCCCATGGCCTAAATTTCAGTTTTCTTTGATGTGGAAACCAGCATGGGTAATGCCAAGCATGACCAGCATGCCGCATATCTGGGTGCATCTCAACGAGTGTTTTTACAAGTGGGACTGGTGCTGGTCTTCCGTCCTCGTATGGCTCGGTTCGGAATAAGTCATCGTCTGGCCCAAAACATCTTTCAAGATCGCCATTTTGGGTGAATAAGAACTTTTGCCCGAATAGTGGCAGTCCTGAAAGGTATGCCCTTGAAAACCTACGCATTCTGTCTTCAGATTTATCACTACCAACCCATGGTTCAACTGCAATAACTTTAAAGTCTTCATTGCCTATTGAATTCTGGAAATCTATTACATCATTTGGGATGGATCCATCTTCCGAATAAACAAACATTGTAACTTTTTGATACAGGTGTGAATATTCGCTCAGCGCATAGATGCCTTTTGTAAATACAAGTGGGATATGGTCAGGGTTTGGTCCTACTGTATTGTCTCTCTCTACACCCTCTATGCTCCACGTATCCCCAAAGTCAGAATTTACCACTATCTTTCTATTCGGCTCATACTTGGGTTTCTCTTTGCCAACTTCGCATCTAGTGAATACTCTTTGATCATGCGACCAGCCAGGTGAAAAGGAGTGGAGAACTGCCCTGTTATCCCAGATAATAAGGTCACCCTCGCCCCACCACCATGTGTAACGAAGTTCCGGATTCGTCAACTGTTCCTGCATGTATTTCTTCAGATCGATAAACCACTGTGGATTATCGTCTGAGTCAAGTCTCATGTCATGGCCAGACCAGAAAAGCATTGTCTCACCAGTGCATGGATGAGTTCTGAGCGCCGGGTGCTTGGGGAGTTCGTCTATTGATTCGCCAACAAACCCAGTTGCATTTATCAAATATGCATTTTCAAGATATGGCTTTATATGGTCAGGGCAATCTCTATATGCATTGACGAGACTATAGACATGCGTTTGACCAACATCGTTCGAGCATGTGAATTTATCCATTCTCACGCCAGTATAAGAAGGAACCTCTTCGAGGAATGGGTTATCCATATGCCACTGTGAATTTATAAACCACTCAACATCTTCTGTCTGTGTATTCAGGTTTCCGGCATGTTTTTGGTCAAAGAGTAAGCCAGGCATCAAAGAAGAGTAATCATTATCGCCCTTATAGATGTGACGCATGATCTCGCAAAACTCTTCATTGCTGGGATTAAGTCCTATAAATCCGATCATTTTGTTTCTTACTAATATTTCACCAAAGTAATCCGCATCATCGATCACTTCCCTTGGCGTAACGCCACGCACCTTGAAACCCAGATTTCCCAACCTGAGTCCAGCAGCAATGCCACCTTTTAATTTTTTCACTTCGGCTCATCCAATCTCATGTGACCATCGTGTCGCGGGCCTATCTGTTGACCTTTTTCATCAAGGCCAGTCCTTATTCCGCCCATCCATGTCCAAGGCTGCTCGGTGACTTTCCTCATCTTTGCTTCCCCGTAGGAGGCCCTGGCATCCATTAGCTCTGGCTTATCCCAATAATTTTCTACTTCAAATTCAACCATTGGCATCAATGAGGTGTCGTAGAACTGGAAAAACATAAATGGCATTCCAGATGGGAATGTCACTGGTTCTCCAATTTTCGTTATTTTCCAATTCATATTGAACTCATCTGGCCACCAATCCGACGGGATTGTTGCAGTTAGGGGTACGGCTCCATCAATGAAATAGTTTGGAGCACCAGATACCCATGTCCATATATTTTTTGGTGTAGAAAATGTCCATCCAGTTGTAAATGACATAATGCCGACAATACTTGGCATGACTATTGCTTTTTGATATTCATGCCCATCTGCTTGGAATGTTGCAAACTCACCAGAGAGAACTCTCGGAACTGACTGACCACCATCCCACTGAACAACAACATCATGCTGCAAAACCATCTCCCACCCAGAGGTATTTGCCTCTGTAAGGGGAAGGCATTTGTATGCATGCTTGTTGTATGTGTCGTCCATCCAGTCGCGCCTAACTAGGCACTGCCGTATTTGAGGTGGATTCTGGTGAGTCCTAGTCAGGGCTACCTTCATGAAATGCTGGAAACCTGACCAGATGCAGCTGCTAGACCAGAAGTTGTAGACACATTTGACCCATAACTTCCAGTCTGATGATTTCTGTCGTTGTAGTCATACATTGTGACTGCAGAATATTTCGTACCCTTCGTCACAGGCATTGAGGCGTGTGCGTAGATGAAATCAGACGGGTGGATGATTACATCACCCATTTCTGGGAAGAATTTAAGACCCTGATATGGCATGTAGTAATCACCACCCTCGTAACCGCCATTGATGTAGCCAATTGCCGAGACTGCACAGCTGTAAGAAAAACCAGAGTCTGGGTGAACGGAGAAGTGCTGCCCCTCTCCATACTTGACGAAATTTGTAGCCTCTTCATATTCCAGGGAGAGGTTATACAGACCAGAATAGTGCTTTACGCACTCTCTAACACCAGATATAACTTCTGTATAAATAGCGCCTAGATCTGAATAATTCTCATCAGTAATAGGAATATCGCTCTGTCGCAACTTGAAATCAAAGCAGTCTCTGTAATCTTTCATAATTACCTGATCGCCAACCATCGCCTGATTCCACTTGTATCTATCACTGGCGCTGTCAGTAAGAACGGCTTCAAGTCGCTCTACAAAGTTGGAGTCAGATGGCCAAACGTTCTTGTAAAGAACAATTCCAGCATTTGCATGCCCAAGATAACCGGCTACTTCCATTTTATTCTCTCCCTAGTTTTGTTATTGTATAAAAAGAAGGTGTTGTCCAGCGTTCGCCAGAGAGTATCTCCTTAACGCCATGCAGGTAATTTATATCCCCGGGATGGGCAACTGCAAGGCCCGGTTTTATCTCAACCTCAATACCGTGCTGTGGGTAGTATATTTCACCACCAGTAAAGTGGTCATTCCAGTAAATTACTGAATTCAAATCATATGTAGGAAATGGGTTTGGGGTTCCATCATTTAGCTGTTTATCAGCATGTGGTGATTGGCTATTCCCGGGAAGCCACCGGACAAGAACGGGAGGCCTACATGAAACTGTCACGTCATACTTTTCAGATATGGCCTCGGCCATTCTGTGTATATATTTATCAATAAGGCTGAAAATCTCTGGTGATATCCTTTTCAGGATCTCACCGCTGCACATTCTATCCCGCCAATACGATGAGTCATATATGCATGTTCCGTCATCATTGAATTCGTCATCCTTGCCATTTTCCCACTCTGATATCGATGGAAAAAAATTCTGCATCACCTCGAGATCTTTTTTATCAACAAAATCTTTTATGATTAATATATTCTTGCTTGAATTGCCAAAGTGGCCGGGCTCAACAAGTGATTTTTCTTCAAAGAATGTCATCAGCGCATCATGCTACAACATTAATTAAAGATCTGCGATTCACCACCGAGTATTGATATTTCACTATTTTCTGCAGCCCAAACTGCTGCATCAACCTCATCATTTAGTAATGGTTGATTTTTTATATTTAAACTTGTGTTTAAAAGAATTGGAACTCCAGATATATTTTTCCATTCCTTTAGAACTCTGTACAGGCCAGGATGCTGTTTGGCTGTCACTGTCTGAACCCTGCTCGTGCCATCCACGTGAACAACTGCTGGTATCAGGGATGGGTTTTTGCACCTAACGGCAAACTGCATGTATGGAGACTCGCCATCCATTTCGAACCACTCAGATGCATGTTCAGCCATCACAACTGGAGCGAATGGCCTAAACTTCTCTCTCTTCTTAATTTTGTTTACGGCATCCTTGTTTCCAAAAGTCCTCGGATCAGCAAGAATGCTCCTATTACCCAATGCTCGCGGCCCGAACTCAGCTCGTCCAGACGCAACAGCAACTATGCCGCTATTCGTAAGTTCACTTATTATCTTGGAAACTGGATAATCTCCAGAAATATTTTTCCCTAGGTATGGACCATGCCATTCGACATGCCCCCCATATTCCGCTAAAGCTGCGCCGAGACTAGACCCAGCATCACCTGGATTTGGCATTATCCAAACATTTCTCCACATGTCGCTTATTAATGCATTCGCCTTGCAGTTGAGCGCACAGCCGCCCATGAATACAAGATTTTTAGAACTAGATAAACTTTGGGCAAATCCCATTATTTCCAATAGGCGATCCTCATATACCGACTGGACGGAGGCAGCTATGTCATATCTGTCCTGTTCGGACATCACCGTATTGGGCCAATTAGGGATTCCTTTGTGCATATTTATGGGCTGGTGATTGAAATTGGGAAAATAAGAATTAACTGTTGATTTAAATATGGATTTATCTCCAAATCCAGCCATCCCCATCAATATGTATTCCTCTTTCCCTGGCTCAAGTCCAAGCAAGTGGGTGAAGGCGCTGTAAAAAAGTCCAAAAGATACTGGGTAGCGAAGAGAAAATTTCTTACTGATTGATCTACCAGATGCTTGCCATATTGTTGCTGTTTCAAACTCTCCAATAGCATCTATGACGATAATCGTTGCATTCGTGAATGTGGACGTATAGTAACCGGCAGCAGCATGAGATAGGTGGTGGCTATATTGTTTTTCCTTTATTGACTTTAGATATTCAAACTTATCTCTATACAAATTTTTATATTCACCATTTATGCCACCGAATAGTGTTCTTCTTGCTTTTTTCAGCATTCTTTTTTCGAAATAAGCTACGGATGATGGCGTACCGTACGCAAGTGCATCATCCAGCAGCTCCGGGGATATGGAAAATGAATTTTTAATTTTGTCATAGCGCTCTGAATGCGCAGCAAATTTTATTTGTCCATCAACAACAACGCTCAATGCGGCGTCGTGGGACGAGTCATTTATTCCCCATATAATATTATTTTTGATCATAAATAATTAGTATAAATAGAAATCTTTGTCTTCTTTATTTTTAATTTTCTTAAATAAAATAACCTTAGCTCTTGACCGTAGTAGCGAAAAAAAGGTAAGAAACCTAAAAAATCTTACCCTTGCTCTCTTTCCGAATATCACGGCATTTCCTCCAGTATTGAAGCTGGTATCTCTTCTCCCAGCATTTGCTCAGCGTAATGTATTTGATCATGCAGACCGGGGTGTTGGCTATTTATTGATATGTACCAAAATTTCTCCTGACTTTCTGTCAGTGGTACATGATCACACGTCTCAAGTCTTGATGGCGCGCCATGCCTCCTCCACCTTCCATCTCCACCTATCTTCATCTCCATTTCTCTAAATCTGGCTATCTGATTAGTGGATGTTTCGAGACGCAGTTCAGATTTTCTTTTAATGGTGAAAACATCATGAGAGTCAGCAAGGGACGGGTAGTTGGAATGAAACCAAGTCATACAATCGAATGGTATTTCCATAGATTCAAATATTTTCTTTAAGGAATGAAGTGCTGACATATTGGAAAAAGCAACTGTTTCTGGCGATATTAAATGTTTTTTACCCATGTGATCGACAAGCCGTAGTGGCTTATTTCCCAACCCCATATTGTTGTGCATATATGAATCAAATGTTTTTTCCCAGTAGGCATGACCAAATATTATTCTTCCGTCTTCAACACCTCCATCGGCATTAGATTCATTGCCTTCAGCGCTATTAATCCAAGAGTAGGGAAACCACAACCTATACGGGTCAGGCATTAGCGCTAGAACATGCTTTGGAGGTCCGAATTTCGCGGACGCATCCATAGTGAGAGCTGATATTTTTCTATACCCAGCCCCAACTTCTGAGTAATTATTTACTGTTTTGCCAGTAAACAGCTCAACGATTGATGGCCACGAATAATCAACCGGAAGCCCTTTTGAAACAGTGTACGAGCAGCCAATACACGCATAGTGCGGATTTTCTGAAAATTTTCTCATTGAGTATGGGGATGATTTTCCATCAAAATCAACTATTCCATTGTCATTAACGTATTCATATGATTTATTTTTATCTATAAAACTTTTTTTTGTCTCCTCATCATATTTTGCTGTGTCATATATAGAGAAAAAAGCCCTATCTGCTGCAGGATTAGAGAAAAATGAAAGAGCGTAAAGTTCATTCGGGTTCAATAATTGATTCTTTATTTTCCTCATGACAATGTTCTTCCTTTGGTTTTTGAGGGAGCATTTCCTCATCGATGGAGTCGATGTAACCCTTTGGAATTACTTTCCATATCTGTTCTGGATTATCAACCCTCTTCCACCAATTTCTATAAACTTCACTAACAAGACTCAGACAAATAGACCTAACTCCTGGCCAAAAGAGAGTAATTGTCATTCTTTCTCCAGATAAAAGCTTTGTTACACCGTGTGTATAAAAATGATTTGCCGGAAATGTGATTACGTCACCAGCGGATGGTTTGATTTTGTAATCAAGGTAGTTGAAGAAGAACTCTCCACCATCGTATTCATCGGTTAAATAGACAACAGATGCATAATCGTTAAAGTGTTCCGATATTGGAACAGGAGGATTCTCATTACCCCTTTCCTCTATTATTAGTTCACCCCATGGGTGCCCACTGTCGTTATGGGACTTGATTTCATCGCCAATCATCCATCTGTTATATGAAAGATTTGTCGGTACGAAGAGGAGTTGCCCGTAGTGTTTCTCCAGCTCCTCATGTATTTTATTTTTTATTTCTCTATCAATCTTGAGCAAATCTGGATTTTCGCCCTTTTCATTGCTTAACGTATAGTGCTGCCTTATATCTGGGTAATATTTTTCCTGTTTTACCCAGTCAGATTCCCCAAGGAGAAGATTTCTAAATATAGAAAGTTCTTCCTCTTTTAAGAAATTCTCTAAAACTAAGAGTTGTGGCGGCCTATTTCCGTATTCGATTCTTTTTGAGTTCATGGCATTTTCCTTAAAAAATCATTTCCGATTTTCTCCTCAAGGAGATGTTCTGCAAAGTGAATTTGATCGTGGATCCCAGGATGCTTGCCGATATCGCTAGCAACACTCCACCATTTTTCTTGATATTTAGTCTGTGGAAGATGGTTACATTCATCCCCAAAGCCAAGCCTTCTCCATGGTGTTCTATATATTTGACTTATTTCCGCTTCCCCATCCCACCAAGTGTCGTTCATTTTTGTTGAGCTTTTTATTAGATTTTGTGATTTTAAAATTTGTGTATTATTCTCAAAAATTTTTGCTTGAACATAATTGTTTTCATAATGCTGAATTTGTGAAAGTAAGTAATTCAGCTCATTATCCCATGAAGAAAATTTAAAGTTTATGTTATTAATTTTGCAATAATGCAAAAGCATTTCCAGAGAAGTAAAGCTATTGAAAATTGTTAAGTCAACAGAAGAAGTTGCCCTCCTGCCGCTGCTGTCAGAGAATACAAAAGGTTTTACTGTTTCTGGCTTATCGCTACCACTTGCAAATGAGTGGCGAACATCAAGAAAATACTCATGAACGTCGGTATGCCATGAAGCGTGAATTGTGTGATTTTTCTCGTTTCTCAGATCCGCATATGAGTTTATTGTCCACATTCTGTAAATATCTGGGAAAAGAGCTAAGACATTTTTGGGTTTCCCAAATTCAGCAAATGAGTCAAATGCGACGGAACAGAGAAACTCCATTCCAGAACCTGGTGAGGAGAGATTATTGACCTTCGCCCCAGTAAGTTTTCTTATAATTGATGGCCACGAGTACTCTTCAATTAACCCCATAGAAACAGTGCATGAGCAACCAATACAAACAAAGTCTGGATTTTTCTCTAGGCCCACCCTTCCCCACGGAAGAGATGATCCGTCAAAATCAGTTATCCCACACAGATTTCTTCCAGGATAAGGCCTATTGCTGTCCCTTGGCTCAAGTGACTCTTCATATATGATCGCAAATGGATCTTCTACATTATTGCCAAATGATGAAACAATGGGGTCTTGCCCACTATTTCTTCTACTGATTGACATACAAGGATAATACTTCACGTCACGGTCCGCCAATGCGCTTACCAATCAGTTAAGTCTCAGACTGATACCATTCAAAATATGATTAATTTTGATCTTTCTTATAAAGAAATATATCCAAAAATATTTGTTTACAGGAATATTCTTCCCAATAAGGAACACATACATTCGATCCTTAGAAAATCGCTTGATTCTTCAGATGGTAAATATCATTTTGGGCAATGGAAAGATTGGTATGGATTTGGGAGGCTGTGCGAGCCAAAACAATACAACGTTTTAGATACAGATTTTTCAAACCCGATGTACGATCACGAAAGATCAATAGAAGAGCAACTCCAGAACGTTATTAGTTCAGTATTTTCACACTACGTTGGAATAAATAATGTACCGATTCCGGATAATTCGATAATTTCAAGAGTTAGCTTTGCCGCATACTATGAGGGAATCGAGACAGGCAATGGAAATGTAATGCAATATCACACCGATTATATAGTTAGTCAACATTTCAGTAGATTTGAAAATTTTCTTCTTACATGCACAATTTACATAAATGATGACTATGAGGGGGGGGACATTAAATTCACCAGCCTCAATGGTGAATTTCTCAACTATAAACCAGAGGCCGGAGATGTCGTAGTTTTCCCATCTGGATCGCCAGTTTTCCCGGGAAGAGAGCCATATTTTCACGCAGTAAAAGCTGTAGATTCTGGTACAAAGTTTCTAATACGCTCTTTTGTTAAATATCAGCATGAAGGATCTGGGGAATGGTTGCTAAACGAAAAGATTTATGGAAAAAAAAGATGGATGGAACTCGAGCAGGAAAGAGTACTTAGTACTGCCGGAAGAGTTTCAAATCAGATGCAGCTCATTGATGGAGTAAAGCACTACTCCCAGTATCTAGTTGATGCTTTTGGGTTTACTGAAGAAGATAAAAAGCAATTAGGTTATGAGGTTGGTGGATTTTACGAGTGATTGAATTTACTTAGATATTTAAATATCCATCAATATCTCTGCGAATTATTTCAAGAGATAGATTAATACCGAACTGCTGTTTTTTACTCGGCCACTTTTCCCCATCATCAGAAACCTTTGGGGAGTGGTCGCGCCTGCCGTCCTCTTTATACTTTTCCTCAACCCAGGGGAATGTTTCATTTGTTACACCACGTTCCCCCAAAAGGAAACCATTCGCATATCTTTTTATGCGCCTTCCAGTCCTGTCGACTAAGAATTTTTCGAAGTTTCCTCTTAACGGAACAAAACTTTTTGCTCCATCTGGAATTTTTACAGGATCTGCATATGACCACGGTATGTCCTCTTCGTGGTACGGAACGCCATTTTCATTCAGGTCAGCTGAATACGAACCGGTTAAGTACTTCCATAGCTCATGCTGTTCTTGCAATTTGAATAAGCCTGGAACGTAATTCTCATCGTATGTATGTTTATCAAATCTACCGTTAGTTAACTCTGTAAATTCATATGTTGTATTGAAGTTATCCTCAGCATACTTTTTTGCCACCTGCCCAGGTGTTGACTGGATACAGTTTTGCTCTATGTAAGAGTTGAGCCCATTCTGAAACTCTGGATACCCATGACATACAAAATCATCTACAGTTACTGCAATTATTGAAAAGTCTGGCTCTGATGAATATATCTTGTTCAGTTGCTCCAGAACTGAGTGCTGTGGTATGTTTCCGCACCCCGCTGCGACATTAAATAAAAGTGTTACTTTTCCCTTGCGGCCAGCGAGAAGGTCTTGATTCCGCAAATCAGCAGAAGAGACCTTTATGTCGTATATGGATATTGGCAATTCAATCTCATCAACTACTTGTTTAGAGATTGGATAAGTGATGTTGTCCAAAGATGTCATGTCTACTTAAACGATGGTGGGAAATGCGGTGGGAAATGGGGTGGGAAAAATGGAGGGAAGTGAGGGGGGAAATGTGGAGGGAAATGAGGAGGGAAGAATGGGGGAAAATGCGGTGGGAAGTGCGGAGGGAAGTGGGGAGGGAAGAACGGAGGGAAGTGGGGCGGGAAGTGCGGAGGGAAGTGTGGGGGGAAGAATGGTGGGAAAAACGGAGGGAAGTGTGGGGGGAAGAATGGTGGGAAAAACGGAGGGAAGTGTGGGGGAAAGAATGGTGGGAAAAATGGAGGGAAATATGGCGTCGAAACGACATAATCAATAACCTCACCGAGCGGTAGAACTGAGTTTGCTGCTTCTGTCTGTGATGTGACTTTATTTAAGTTTCCCGAACCTATGGTTCCAGAGGCATCATTTATCGGAGTTGTTGTTGATGCAGATCCAATAAATCCAGCATTAGTTACAGCTGTTTGCGCGGAGGCGGACGTAAGCCCGGACAGGTTTGGGACCACGCCTTTCGGGAGATCTGGTTCTTTCTCTTGATTTGCTCCGCCAGCCATTTTAAAATCCTCTTAATTTTAGACCTTTAGGTCACCAGACAGAAGCCATGTGTTGGAAGACCGCTTGCGTAGTGTAGCAGTTGACCACTGTGCACGCAGTCTAGATCCAAGAGCGTTATTTACAGTTACTCCAGCAGAGGCTGTTACCTGAACTTCACCAGCGCCTACTCTTATTATCTGTATAACTGACCCAACTGGGAAGTTATCGCTTGCATCTGCCGGAACTGTAATTACTGAAGTTCCAGCCGATGCAGTCATTTCCAAGGTTGCATACCTGTGTGTTGTTGAGTTAAGCGTAACGCTTGATGATACAGATAAGTACTCTTCTGGAAAGAATGTCTTTGCTGGCAAGGTTACGCTTGCGCTCGCATCAAACTGAACACTTCCAGATACATATGGTGCAACAATTGAGGCACTTGATAATGAAGCGCTAGAAAGTGATGCGCTACTTATTGGCTTGCTAATTGTGAATACGTTACCACTAGTAAATTGTATTGACGCAGTTAGTCCATTAGAGGTTTTCCAATGAATTAATTGTCCAGACATTGATGAGTACATCTCAACAAATTGGTCAAACGAGGCGTAGTTTACCCTTGCTCTTCCTTCCGAACTTTCACCACTGAGTGTTACGAAGTCTGCTCCCCCAACACCGCCAACTACATGCAGTGAACCAACCTGAACCGATGCATTTGTTCCGGAGAATACTTCTGAAGAATTTGTTGCTCCAGTAAGGAAATTAAATTTTCCAGTTGAGTCGTCATATCCCATGAATCCGACGGACGCTGCTGTTCCAGAATAGTAACGGAATGAAACGCCACGATCCTTATTGTCATCAGATATTGGTGCAGTGTCTCCACCTAAGACAATAATTGGGTCATCAACAGTAAGCGTTGTTGAGTTTATTGTTGTTGTAGTTCCATTAACAGTTAGATCACCACTTACTGTTAGTGGCCCACCAACAGTAAGATTACTTATATTCAGGGCACCAACGCTCGCTGTGGTCAAGCTTGCCGACTCAGCATACAACATGTAGTTATTAGCTGATACCCCCACAGAGATTCTCACAGCATTTGATGAATCTCTTACTTCAAGCATGTTTGATGAACCAGATACCTGGTCATATAAAACAAACGCTGCAGATGAACTGTTTGATCGCTGAACAGCAAGATGAACGGAACTAGATGCATCGGAAGTCATTGAGCTTGACAGGTCGCTTGCATAGCTTGCTGAAACAAGAATTCTTGGACCAATTGTTACTACTGGTGAGAATCCGCTGTTAGCGGTACTAGTAGTTAGCTGTATTCCAGATGCAACGTTTCCAGAGAAGTTGATTCCCTGTATGTAAGCAGATGTATTGAATGTTCCTATGCTGTACTGAGACGCCAGCCTTAATGTTTCGTATGGCGCACCAGCATTTAGCGGTCTGAGAGATATTCTTGATTGACTTGCTGATTCGTTTGCAACTATTTGTCCGCCAGCAACAAATAGAGCGCTCGATACGCTTGCATTTGTGCCTATAGATGCTGTGCCAGTTGTTGTTATTGCAGCAAATGTTGGGCTTGCAGTTGTTGCGACAGACTGGCCAATTGCTATTGAGGCAGTTGAACCTTCGCCTGGGGTATGTGTTACGGTTACGCCAGTTCCTCCGGCAACATCTGCAACATAGTTGCCTGTTGTGTTTGTCCCCAGAGCAATTGCATTACTTGCTATGGATACTGAACCGCTTGATACAGCGAAATGATTTGAGTTAAATTGCGCTATACCTTTTTGAGTCGTACTTGCATCTTGTACCGAGCTGGTATTGTAGGCAGTTACCTGACCGTTTGAGTTAACTGTAATTGAGGATATAAACGATGTCGTGTCGGAACCAGCATTGCTTGATGTGATTACTGGATCAAACGATATCGAAGCAGTTGAGCCTTCGCCTGGTGTGTGAGTTACAACTATTCCACCAGATCCAACTATGTTGGTCATGTAGTTGCCAGTTGTGTCTGTTCCAAGTGCAACTGAATTTGCTGCAATTGTGAATGCACCTGAAGCATTGACCGTGATATCACCAGATGGCGTTTGATATTGGGGGACACCTGTTGCATCTGTAACTATTATCTGACCAGCAGTTCCACTCTGAAGCTTAAGTAAACCTATGCTTGCGTTCTCACTTATATCGCTATTAGTGATTGTGCCATTGGCGATTTGTTCAGCTGTAATCGCACCATTAGCGATTTGAACAGAACCACCCGAAACTGAGAAATGGCTTGAACTGAACTGAGCAATGCCCTTTTGGGTTGTACTCGCATCACGCACATCTGCGGTTACTGTTCCGGTTACTCGACCATAAGAATCAACTG